TTCAGGCAGCCGCTATTGCATTCGCAGGCATTGGCACTGCTTTTGCTGTTATTGCACCGTTACTGCCCGCGATTGTTGCTGGCGTTGCGGCAATTGTCACTACGTTGACCGGACCAGTCGGAATTATCGCTGCAATCGGTGGTGCGGCTGCTGCTTTCTTGACAATGAAGGGCAAGGCGGAGGAAGCAAAAGAACCTGTGGCTCAAGTCAGGGATGAGACTGACAAACTTAAGGCTGCAACTGAAGCGGCCGCTCGCGCAAAACAAGACTTCATCAATAGAAGCAAATCAGCCGTCAAAAGCATTGAAGCGGAAAAACAACAAATTAAAGCTCAGGAACAGGCGTTTGATAATGCTTTAAGGATCACTGATGCGCGATTACAAGCGGAAGCGCAGATCAATGATTTGCAAATTAAGGGTTTGGAGATTGCGTATGAAAATGCAACTACAGCGGACAAACGCTTGAGTATCGCTAGGCAGATATTCCAGCAAGAGATTGATGGCGCGCAAATTGCTTATGAGCAAACTTTAAACAGCATTAAGGCTGAGCAGACGCGACTTCAGTTCCGCAGGCAGGCGGCAGAGCTTGAAGCAAGAATGATTCGGGCTAAAGGCGAGTTGGCTGCAGCAGAAGCAGACAGCGCGGAAAAAGCGGCGCTGATTATGGAAAAAACAAGAGCGGCTGTAGATGTTCAACGTCAAAACGTTCAGTTAATAGATGGGCAAATTAGGGCGCAGTCACAAATTGCTGAACAGCAAGCGCGAGGTGCCGATGCGCAATTCAAGATGGCAGTACAGACAGCAGAGCAAAACTTAAAGCAGAAGCTTGTAAGTGATGAAATTGGCAAGAGCGAACAGAAAGCAAATGCTTTGGCCGGGCGTATGGGGGATTCTGTAAGAAACTCCAATCAACTTGTTAGTCTCACTGGTCAAGTATCCACAAATGCTGGAAATGCAGCAGGCAATTTCATCCGAGTTGCCACTGCGGCTGACCAGGCTGCTAACTCTATTGCCCGTGCAGCTGCGGCGCAAAGGTCGCTGAACGCTGCAAGAGCTGCAAGGGCGCAGCAAACCACAACTACAGAGCCTGTTCAACAGGCAGCAGGCGGCTACAACCTTGGATCGTTCAAAGCCTTTGCGCGGGGCGGCGTCGTCAAAGGGCCAACTCTTGGCCTGATCGGTGAAGGCGGCGAGCCTGAATACATCATTCCGCAGAGCAAAGCGGCTGGCTTCGCGGCTAACTTCCTTTCGGGCAAGCGCGGCGCAGGTGCTATCCCAGGCTTTGCAGAGGGTGGGGTGGCCGTACCTTCAACGGCAAGCGTCAACATTCAGACTGGCCCCGTCACCCAAATGGATGGACAAAACTTTGTCACCACTGCTGATCTAGGCGCAGCCGTTGAGGCGGGCGTGATGCAGACTTTAGAAATTATGCGCCGTGACCAGATGACCCGTTCCAGCATGGGGCTCAACTAATGGCAAATTACGACGTTCTCTGTTTTTTGGAGTATTACTCTGACCGCTCTAACGTTTTGAGTGGATCAAACAGAAATCCTACTTATCAGTGGCAGAACTTTTACCAAAGCGTTCAAACCCTTGGTTCCGCTGACACTAACGCGCAAGGCGATTACAGGTATCTTGCTTTTGACGTTGATGGGCTTGGGTCTACTGAAGCATCTTCAATCAATGATCTTTCTGTTGAATTAGCCGCGACCGAAGAGATTATAGATATTACTGACGCTGCTCTCGGTGCCGACAATCTGATTATTGCAAGCCTGTATGTGCAGAGCATAGGCAGTGATGCTTTTGATCCTTCTAGTGCGCAGCTAATCAGTCGCTATATCGGCAGCATTGAGCAGGCTTCTGTAACTGAAACGACTGTGTCATGGACAGTCAATCCGGCAATCAACAAACTTAATCCGCAGGTGCCAAACCGTAAGATCACTGGGAACATGATCGACAAGACCAACAAGGGCTATGTCTGACATCATCGTTTCCAGCAACGTCACTGCAACCTGCCAGGACGGCACTACAAGGGAAAACAACGCTCTTGTAGTACGCAATGATCAGTTTGTTTTCCTGGACGCTAGTGGCGATGTCCTGGACGGTGAGCGCAGAGTGACGGAAATAGGCCACATTATGGTTACGGTGAACCCGAGGGTGCTTAGTATGCTTGTGGCTAGGTACGGTCCCATTCTGAGCTGATGGCATTCGCAAGTAAGGATTATAAAAAGATTCACCGTCAGACAGTAAAGCGGATTAAAAGAGATTTGCGCAGGCGCGCAGAAGATCGAAAGAAAGCACAGCAGAAAAAATCAGCAGTTTGCACGGCCCAGACGCGCAGCGATGAAGACATAAACGCAAGTAAAAAAGCGCGGAAGCTTAATTCAACGGGCAAGGAGCAATCAGTTGCAACGCCTGGCGATATTGTCCCAATCGTTTTTTGCAAGCGTTCAACAGACGGCCCACAGACGCAAGAGGTCGGTGGGGTTTGGATGCAACCGCAAAAACTCAAGCAAGGTTCTTTCGGTTTTGTAGGGATTTTTCTTTATGCCATTAGTCAAGGCGAAGTGGTTTCAACTCCTTCTGCCTCGCTGACTTATGTGGGAGAAAATTCATTAACTGCGCGTGGCGGCACAATCCCGACATTGACCAACTATTACAGGTCAACTGCCACGATGGCGGCAGCGCCGAACGTCTGCCCTATTACTAGCGGAAAGATTTTTTGTCATCCAGACGCGACGAGCTGGGTTGCTCACATTGAGAAGAAAGAAGGTTTTAAGAATTATTGGCCTGCGTTTCATACCCAGTATTGGAATGAATTTCACTTAACCCTTGGCTCAGGCGATACAAGCAACACTGTCATAAAAGTTTCTGGCTCAGACTTGCGAGTTTTTGAAGTTGAGTCAGGAGACGACAGAACTAGCGCATACTGGACAGGAATCGGACTAACTCCATCTGCGACCACTTTTACTTTTAACTCCAAGGAAGAACTGCTTGGATCTGAAGAAGCTTGGGAAGTGGATGATATACGTCATTGGTCTAATTCATACTGCACAGCTGGTGATGCTTCAGACTGTCCGGGGCAGTGGGAATTGCCCTTGGACGTGGAGTTTCCTGGTTTTGGGTGGTGGGATGTTAAGGGCTCATCTTCTGCTGATTTGCCTGTTGTGTGGGAGTACGAACAAGGCACTATTGACACCACTTACAGGTCTTCAGGTGCAGCAACTGACGATACTTTAACTGGCGTTGTTGTCGAATATC